ATACATATATTCATTAGTCGCAAAAAAATACATTTCTCGATTTTCGAAAAACCTAAATGATTGAGTCTTACTACCAGAAAGAAAAGCTTTCCTAGAAAAAAATTGCATCGTTTGTTCAGGAGTATAACTTGGAATTACGTAAGTCTGTGTGCCAGTAGTTGGAATAATGAGTATGTTTTTAATTGGTAGATTATTTTCTTCTAACAATCGTTTATAATATACGTCATACACATCTTTAACATAGTCGCTTATAAGAGACAAAGATCCATTTGGTTTATACGATTGTTGTATCAATTTGTTTTCAGAATAAAACTTACCGAGCGATACAAAATTAATCTTATATTGAATCATTGATTGACTAGCTTCTTTAGAATACTTTACATCAGCAATTGAATACAGTTGATAATATTCTGTCCTTTCAGTGTCATAAAAATCTGAATAGACTATTTTAATAACCTCTTCGCCCTTTAGCGGGAATTGAGTTACTAAATCAAACGCATCATAAATAACAGCTGATCCACGAACACTACTCAGTGACATTGATTCAACTATAGTAAATGTGTGAATCAGCATCTTAATATCAACGGTTTTGCTTTTATCAGCATTAGTGATACTAAATTCTCTTACTGAGAATCTACCAGCTAATTTCAAATCACTCATTCAGCATCTTCTTCAAATCTTCTTCTACTTGTTTAGCGTAAATTTTGTTTACCAAATAGATAGTGCGTCTGTTATCATTTAATTCAACTTCATAATCATAAACTCTTATTGGATTCCATTCTGATGTAACAAGAGAAGTATCTAACGCATATGATTTTGGGTTAATAACTAATTCTGGATCTTGAGTATTACGATAAAACACGATATTAGTATTAATCATAGTACTCTGCAACCAAACCTCAACATTTCGCTGAATGGTATAAAGGCCATTTGCGTCGCTAAGATTCATTGCAATGCCACTATTTGCATTTGCAGCAGTAGTTGCTAATCTAATGTTATGATCATTTATTTTAATAGCATAGTACATTGACCCACTTGTTAATCCGGGGTTTTGCCCACTCACTAAATTATAATCAACCGGATCTGTTGTAGTAAACTTATGATTAGTGATAGTTATTTTATTTGAAGTGCCATTAATAGTAGTAAATGATAATGGAGCTTGGTAATACTTTTTATTAATAGTTTTGTCGAAATTTTTGTTATTCATTGGCCATTGTGTATACGGATCAATAATGTTGTTTGCAAGATAGACTAACCAAACTTTATTTTGATCCCCATAATAGTATAACGCAACATCCTCAGCTCGATCTTCGCCTCTTATAGTATATGGTAAAAACGCATATGGGTCAAGCAATATATTATCATTAAGCTTAACGCGTCTAGTCAGATCGGTGATTGACCGATCTAAATAAGTAGTTTTTGGAAAATACGTAAAATACCTAGACATTGTAGCCTCTTAGTTATAGTCTGCTTGAGTGTGAATATCAGCTTCTGTCATTGTTACAGTTAACGTGACGAGTGCTGGTCTAGAACCATGTGATGTACCCTTAAGAAGAGCTTGACCCTGCGATGCATAGTCAGCGTTAATACTAGTGATTAATGCTGGTTTATACGTAACGTAATATTCCGGGTCTAAACCTATGAGTATTACGTCAACTATGTTTGGGTAACTAAACATAGCGCGATCAATTGATCCTATACCAGTTGAAGTAGTCGTGCCTATAGGAGATTCATATGCTGGTAACGCGTTTTTACGAAATTGCTTAATAATATCTTTGATCTGTGTTGATTCTTCTTCATTTTTTGGGGCAAACACCCAATCAAACGAAAAATTTTTCAATGCAATGCTATTGAACAATAATGTGGTATGGGGGTTAAACAATGTTCCACTTAAAGCTTCTGCAGCATTATTAACTGGTGTTGAGATTTGTGATGCAAACTTCATTGCATATTTTGCGAAAGCTGCGTAATTACTCATGCCAGCACCACTATTTCCACTAATTAAATTTCCTATTCCAGTAACAGCATTGCTTCCAAGTTGGCGAAAATCTATAGGGTTATTACCATTAATATGTTGTGCTGCATCAACCACTCCTGCTCCAGATATATCTAAATCAGAAGCTCTAGCATCAATGCTATTCATATCAATTAGAGATCTCGGTAATGGAAGAACAATAGATGAACCAGTTACTGAACTTGCCGCTTCTCCACCTCCAGCATATTGGTATTTCCTAAATGTAAATACGATCCCATGTGTAGATATATCGGATGGGTACCGCAGTGTTGCAGTTATAGCTTGGTTTGTTCGATTATTTTCGACTACAGTGTCTGCTGGTTGTATAACATCTGTACGTGTTGGGCCTGACATGTAATAATCCTATAAATAATCTATACACAACTATTTATACTGCAACTCAATAGAAAAGAAAATATCAATATGATATTTGTTAACATGCTTTTGAAAAGAAAATCATAAATGGCTTCTTATTATCAAGGAAAGTTTAAGCCTAAAAACTCTAACAAATATAAAGGCGATTCATCTAATATAATCTATAGATCTAGTTGGGAACTTAGGCTATTTGCATATTTAGACAATCATCCCAGCGTAATAAAGTGGAATAGTGAAGAAGTAGTTATTCCATATAAAAGCCCAATAGATGGTAGATGGCATAGATATTTTGTTGACGTCTATCTAGAACAGATAAATAGTAATGGGAATAAAGAAACCATTTTGATTGAAGTAAAACCAGATGTACAGACTAAGGCTCCTAATGTGGGAAAAAAACTAACCCCTAAAGGCAGACTGAGTAGAAAGTACCTAAACGAAGTTGCAACATATGGTGTGAATAGCGCAAAATGGGCTGCCGCACAAGAATACTGCAGTGATAAAGGATGGAAGTTTATTATAGTCACCGAAAAACAACTCTTTGGAACATTGAAATAATGGCGCTATTTGATGAAATATTAGCTAAAGGCGTTAGAGCAGGACAAATACCTGGCCGTACTGATGCGGCTAAAAAGTGGTATCGGAAAACCGCTGGTGAATATTCTAAAATCAATGAGACGACTCTTATGAAAAGTTCTGGAGATAGATTAACTTCAACTCAAATAGTTGGCAATTGTTATATGTATTTCTACGATGCTAAGCATAAAGCAACGCTACCATACTACGATAGATTTCCTTTAGTATTTCCTTATAAAAGAGTGCCAGGAGGATTTATGGGTATTAATCTTCACTATCTTCCATTAATCTATCGTGCAAAACTAATGGATGCTTTATATGATACTACTAATAATGATGCATTTGATAAGTCGACTAAGCTTAGATTAAACTATTCTATTTTAGATAAAGCGGCAAAATTTAGATATTTTAAGCCCTGTGTTAAGCATTATTTATCAGAACAAGTTCGTAGTAGATTTTTGTATGTGTATCCGTCTGAGTGGGATATAGCATTGTTTCTTCCAACACAAAGATTTATTGGCGCGACTAAAGAAAAGGTGTGGAAAGATTCTTTACAGTCAGTTGGTGGAAATAGCGCTAGCACTCTTTAATAGGAAAAAATAATGTCATTCAATATTAGCGAATTTCAAGCACATGTATCTAGAAGAGGACTAGCAAAGAATAACTTGTTCTTTATGCAAATTACGTTGCCGGCTTCAATTAGTTTTATAGAAAACACTATAACAACTCGCGAATTAACGTTTTTATGTAAATCCGTTAATCTGCCAGAGATGCGAATAGTAAATTTTGGGGTTAAACCTCTTGGATTCGGAATAACAGAAAGTCGACCAACAGATTTAAATCTATCTAATTTACCAGCAGTCTTTATGATGGATAGCGATTTTGGAACAATGAAATTTTTCCATCGATGGATGCAATCAATAATCAACTATAACACCTATGATGGCACAACTCAATTAGATCCACAAGAAAAACTTCCATATCAGATTGAATATAAAGACAACTACGCTGCAACTATAGAAGTATTACTGTTTTCTGGAAATGACGCTAGTAAAGTATATCACTACACGTTTGGGAATGCTTTTCCTTCGCAAGTTGGGGCTATAGATACTTCTTGGGAAAACCAGGGAGAAATAATGAACTTGCCAGTAACCTTTGAATTTGATCGGTTCAAGCTAGAAGCTCTCGAATTGGGCCAAATCGCGCCTAGTATGTTTAATCAAAATGGATTTCTTTCAAGCTTATCTTCAATCAATGGGGTTGTTCAAGCCGTTAGTCAACTGAGACTTCCAAACAATGTTCAAGATTTTATCAATCAAGTTACTAACGTGAACACTATTTTTAATGCACTGTGAGGAAACATGAATAAAATAACACTGCCTAAGATTAATTTGCCACTGTTTGAAATTGAAATACCTTCAACTAAACAGCGAATAACTTTTAGACCTTTTACAGTTAGAGAAGAAAAGATTTTATTGATAGCACAAGAGTCTAAAGATATTAATCAAATCGTTATTGCTATTCAACAGATCATTAATAACTGCGCTAATGGTGTTAATGTGAATGAATTAGCGGTATTCGATTTAGAGTATCTTTTATTGAACATCAGAGCAAAATCTGTTACTAACGAGTTATCGTTTACTATAAAAGATGCAGAGACTGAGTCTGATGTTGATTTGATAGTCGATATTAACGATATTAAGATACACACATTGGAAAAACATTCTAAGCATATTCAACTTGACGAGCACAATCATTTGATTATGCGATACCCGTCTTTGCAAGAATTGCGAGATATGACTACTGCTGGCGAAAACGTTGAATCTCTTTTTAACATCATGATCGCGTGTATTGATACCCTAATATCTGATGACAGTGTTTATAAAATGACTGATTTTAACAAAGAAGAAATTATAGAATTTGTTAACAACTTAACTTCTCAGCATATTGATTCAATTAAAGACTTTTTTGAAACTATGCCAGCACTTCGTTATGAAAAAACCTATATAAATTCTGCTGGTAATACTAAAACATTTGTGATTGAAGGAACTGAAAGTTTTTTTATCTAGCGCTGGGTCATTCAAACCTGGCGCTTTATTATAAAACAATATTTGCACTTGCCCAACACCATAAATATTCTATAGGTGATATTGAAGATCTTATACCATATGAACGAGACTTATACTTAGATATGCTACTTGCCTTTATTGAAAAGCAAAAAGAAAGATAAAACATGGACGACGAATTACCAGAACAAAAGATCGATTTTAGTCGATTCAAAGATATATTCAAATCTATGGAAAATCAATTGATTTTGCAGACCAGTATACTAAAATCTATATATGGTTTAAACAATGAGTCTAGTCGTGATAATACAAGGCGTACTCAGTATAATAAAATTGCTGAGGTTGAAGCAGCCAGCGGTGGACCAGATGCTAATGGATATACTTATAACAGCTTTAGACAACCCCAAGCCCAAAGTGACTATGCCAAAAATACTGAAGAGACTTCTTCTGCAAATAGTCCGATTAACTTGCTTGGAGCTGCCGCTTTAGGTGGGGCGGGTTTTAGCGGTGCAATGGGGTTGATCAAGGCTACATTTACGAAGATAATCAAAGGCCAGGGATTTATGGGAACTATGGCCAAAATATTTAAAAGTGCTATAGTACTTGCATTTGCTGGCGCAGTAGGTGATTTCGTTGGGGGCGCTTCTGAGCAAACTGCAACTAATTTCGGGGCTGATCCGGAAACTAGCAAAGCTATTGGCGGTATAGCTGAAAAGGCTACAGAATGGGGGACTTGGGGTTATATATTAGGAAGCTTTGTTAAGAAACGAGTGCTCTTTTCGCTTGTCGGGGCTGTAGCTGGAGGTGTCCGTAGTGCCTTTGATCCAGATAAAAACGGGAAAATAGATGATGGAGTACTTAAGGGCTTTAACATAGATGCGCTTACTGGAATAAGCGGGGGATTATCACTTATCATAGGCAACTTTTTAGGCAAATGGCTTTGGGGTGGTATGAAGAAGGTAATGAGCAAAGTGCGTATGCCGGCTATTCTTACAAAATTAACTGGAATGTTTAGAGGAATTGATATTGCTGCAGCAACTGAGGTTGGAGATGCAGCAGTTATAGGTAGAGCTAGCACAGGAGGCCCCGCTCGAGTTCCAACACGAATCGAACCAATAGGACCAGCGCCTATAGCACAAAAATTTCCAGTAGTACTTCCTATAGAAGGAACACAACCAGCTTTAGGCGGAGCTATTAGAGAAGGAGAGACGATCCGAGCGCCTTCAGCATTTAGAGCATTTGGCGATAAATCTCTAACACTTGGGACAGATCTTGGCTTAAAGGCAGTATCATTGTTGTCAAAAGCAGCTGGAGTTCTAGGCGCCGTCACTCCATTTCTCGATCCCGAATTTTTTGGAGATACTGTTGGTGATGGGACTTTAGAAGGTGGGCGTAATTACGCAGTTCGCGAAATGGCTAAACAATTTAGTTCTACTGGTGATATTAAACCAATTATTGAACAGCTGCAAGGACCCGGTATTGATGGTAAACCAAATGGGTATGCAAAAATGTATGGAATGGAGGCTTATATACAAGACCCCAAAGATCCTCATGAATTAATAAAATTGCTTAGAGAAATATCATTAGCTAATGGATTTACCACTCCAGATCAGAGCATGTATTTGGCAGATAGTAATATGATTCTTGGAAAAGCTATTACAAAATTTGTAGATAAACTCAATGAAAGCGGTGATCTGGGTTTCAAATTACAAGAACTTCGTGACTATAATCTTTCTAGAATTAATGAAACTACTCCACTTCAAAGTTCTTCTTCGGTCAATGTTTCTCCAGTTACTGTTGGCGGTGCTACAACGAGTTCAGTTACAAACAATAACACTACTATAATAACTAATCCTTATGCAAGTCTAAATTCGCCATTCTTGCCACAGTAAAAAGGAGCCCGAAGGCTCCCTTTTCTTAATTTTCTTGTGCTAACGACTTAAAAAAGTCTAAAGCATCATCGTCATCCACTGATGTTTCTTCAGTTTTACGAGGAGGACTTTCCTTTTCTGACTTAAAGCTAGTTTCACTGTTTTGTTCAGCAGTTGAATGCTGATGTGTTTCTCCATTTAGCCCGATGACTTTATAGAATTTCGTCTTCAATTCATCATAAGGCTTGAAGTTTTTAGGATCCATAATCGCTTGAAGCGAATATTCTTGTTTCCAAATTGCTTCAAGTTGATCATCAGACAGTGCTTCGTCCTTCAATCCAGTAATAGGACCTTGCTTAGCAAAATCAGATCGATCGTAATTACGATAACCTTCATAATTACGAATCTTCAATCTAAAATCAGCCCCTTCCCATAGATCAAACGGATTGACTGGTGACTCACCTTCGAATTGAGGATTCATTGCTTCTAAAAGCTTTTCCATAATTTTTTTGCCATACTTAAACAGAAAAACTTTGCCTTCATTCTGAGGATTTGCAGCGTCCTTAACTACATAAATATTGGAATGAAAGTACGTCCGACGTTTGTATTCACCAGCAAGTTTCTTATCGCTCTCATTACCAGAGTTATAGAGCTTACCCCTATATTCTGAGACTGGGTCAGTCTGCCCGAGAGTGTTAAGTGATCTTTCAATGTACCAACCACCAGGCCCCTTAAAGCCATGGTCGTACACCTTTACATATGGGAACTCTTCACCTTCTGGGGCAGGTAAGAATCTAAGGATAGCATATCCGTTACCACCCTTATCGACTTCAGGCTTCCAATAATTTTCATCATCAGAATATTGCTGTTTTCCGGTAGACTTTTGGAGTTGCTCGTTCAACTTATCAAACGAAGATGTACGAGTCTTTTTTAGCGCTGCGAATGTATTTGACATATCAGTTCCTTTGCGATTGTTACGATTTTACATAGTTAGTGTAAACTTTTTGAGAAGTATTTGTTTCATCTTCTCTTTGTCATAAACCATAAATGGTTTTACTTTTTTAACAGTCATTTTAATTTGAGGAAAAATAATAGTATCTGTAATTCTAGTTTCCCAATAAGAAAACACGTTAAATAGATCGTCTATTATTATAAGCGTTTCAATACCAATTCGCTTAGTGTTATATAAGCTCAATAGATTTGGATATTGCCCGTTCTTTATAATCAAATTACTGTTAAAATCTTCATTTAACTCAGATAACTCGTTACTAAAAACATATGATAATGATTGTTGGCGCTTAACCCAGTTATTGAAAACTTCTTCGGCGTCCGAATCATTAAATGGATCACCAATCCAGAGATTAGGTTTAGCGATCATATTTGCTAGAATAAATTGCTTAGAGTCTTTTCGTTTTGATAGGCTATAGAAGAAGAACTTATCCCGTCGACTTTCAAAACTTGCTTGAGAAGCTTTAGTTTTGCCATTATATTTGAAAAAATCATAACTACTAGTAAAGTGCCTCTTTAAAGCTACGTAGTATAGATAGATTTCAAATGCATCTTTTGTTGAATAGATATTCATTAAATAGGAAGCCTTTGTACCTTTTCTATCAAATTGAGCGTTTCAGCATCCTCATAAACCTTAGCTTTCATTATTTGACTTTTTCGTACGATACTTCCAAGGACTTCTATTTCAATATTGTGTATTTCCGAGTAACAAACTAAAGCATCGATAAAAGACACATCATCATTTACGTACGTGGTAATTTCTTTGAAGATGTTTTCAGCTGTTAATTCGTTATTCATTTAAGATCTTAATGCCCTTTGTCCAGTTTTCAGCCGCACTTTCGACATAGCAAAGAGCTTTATTAGGGAAAGCTTCTCTAAAAAATTTGTTCCCTCCTACGTCGTAAAAATCAATGTAGTAGTACTGGCCTGACTCATTACGTTTAATTTCTGCCCTAGCAGCGCCTACACCTTCTTTAAAGTAAGTGTTAATAACTGTCAATGTGTTTCTCCTATAATTAAGAGTGGGCACTAGTGCCCACTCTTTTTAATCAGAAACTGAAAGCTAAGCCAAGAGTAGTTTCAGCATACTTAAAGTTCTTATCAGTATCAAGATCAACATACAGATCAATGTTGTCATTCAGATTGTAGGTAACATTGAAATTTGCATAACTAAAAGCAAAATTCTTGCTTGTGCCAAATCCTACGAGACTTGGAGTAAACGTAAATTGATCATTAATTGGCAATTGAACACCAACTTGAACCTCAAACGTTTGGGCTTCAACTGCGTATTCAGAATACCCAACAACAGCGGGTCCAGCAAAAGCGCTAGTGGCCAAAGTTGCAAATGCAGTAGCAAGTACGATAGTCTTCATTTTATTTCCTTTGTGTGATTAAAACGTAACTTTTCTGTTCCAAGGTAAGTTACCAACCCGTAAGATCATGCTGCTAGAGCGTAATCTTGAGGAGCTGCGTTA